GACCAAGCCTTTATAAAGCAGTTTGAAACTGAAGTTCACATGGCGTATCAGCGTATGGGTTCCAAGCTACGGAATACTGTTCGCTCTACAAATGTGTCAGGTTCAACTGCAAGATTCCAGAAAATAGGCACTGGAACAGCATCAACAAAATCTCGCAACGGTAATGTAACTCCTATGGAGTTAGTACACACCAACGTAGAAGTATCAATGAGTGACTTCTATGCTGCTGAATTTATCGACAAGCTTGATGAGTTGAAAACAAATATCAACGAGCGACAGGCTGTAGCACAATCTGCTGCTGCTGCTCTTGGTAGAAAAACAGATGAGCTTATCGTAGCTGCTATGGATGCAGGTGCTAACTCTACTCAAATACATGATGCTAGTTCTGCTCTAGAAAAAGCAGATCTTTTATCATTGTTTGAGACAATGGGTACGGCAGATGTTCCAGAAGACGGACAACGTTATCTTGCGATGTCTCCAGCAGGTTACGCTGATTTGTTTGCAATCAATGAGTTTGCATCATCAGACTTTGTTGGTCCGCAAAACTTACCTTTTGCAGGTGGTATGACAATGAAAGAGTTCTTGGGTTTCAAGATCTTCTCAACGTCTGCTGTAGCAGGAGGCAAGAACTTTGCTTACCATACAACAGCTATGGGTATTGGTATTAACTCAGATGTATCAACTGAGGTAAACTATGTACCTATGAAAGTTGCTCACTTAGCAACTTCAATGATGTCAATGGGCGCAGTAGCTATCGACGATAACGGTATCTACGAAGTCTTAGACAACAACTAATAGGGGTGGGGGCAATAGCCCCCATACTTCAACATGGCATTAAGTACACCTGCTAATAGTGCAATTGATATTTGTAGTCGCGCTCTCATCTTAATTGGTGCAGAGCCTATTACTTCTTTTGATGATGATACCTCAGAAGCTTTGATTGCAGGTAATATGTATGAAGATATTGCTCGAACTAACTTAACATCTACTAGATGGCGTTTTGCTACAAACCAATCTATATTAAATAGATTAACCGATGCACCTACAGGCAGATTTAATTCTGCATATCAACTACCAGATAATTTATTTGTCCATGCTATTACAGTTAATGATCTTGCTATAGAGTATAATATATATGGTAATAAAGCTTTTTGTGATGCGTCTGCTAATGATTCTTTAATTGCTGATTTTACTTATAGAGCACAAGAGGTAGACTGGCCTTCTTATTTTTCTGTATGCGTAGAGTATGCAATGGCTGTGGTTTTCTCTACTGCTTTAATAAGGGATGCATCTTTATCATCGTTAATGCAAAATCAATACACACAACTTTTAGCTAAAGCCAGATCAACTGATTCTCAACAACAAACAACAAGAAAAGTTACGACATCGAGGTTTATTACGAATAGGCGCAGCTAATGCAAAAAGCACGAATACCGATTACAAACTTTCAATATGGAGAGATTAGTCCGTCTTTGGTTTCAAGGACGGATTCTGCTATTTATAACTCCTCTGCTCAAAGTGTTAAGAATTTTTTTATAAGAACTGAGGGAGGTGTTGCTAAACGTGGTGGCTTTCAAGCATTACATGATTTCACATCTATTACAGAAAACACTTCTATAAGACAGCAAGTAAGATTAATACCTTTTGTTTTCTCAGATGATGAACAATATATAATAGCTTTCTCTCATCAAAAGTGTGAGATATTTTTTATTAATCCTATTACTGGTGCGTTAAGTTTGGCAACTACACTTACGCAAGACATTAACGGTGCAACATTACAATGGGATGAAACATACTTGCATGAAATGACATATGCCCAAGGTGGCGATGTATTGTTTCTTTGTCATAATACTTTTATGTGTCAGCAAATAGTAAGAACTGGACTTAATAGTTTTCAAGTAGAGCAGTTTACTTTTCAACTTCAAGCAGGAAATGCAAAAACTTATCAACCATATTACCCTTTTCACTCAACAGGAGTAACACTAGATCCTTCTGCTAGCACTGGCACTGGTATTTCTCTTACAGTAAGTTCTCCTTACTTTGATACTACTGGCAAACATGTTGGGCTTACCTTATTATATCATGGCTCTGAAATACTTATTACTTCTGTTCAGTCTTCTACTCAGGCTACAGGAGATGTAGTCGATGAATTGTTTGTAGAGTTAATACCTAATGCTTTAAGAACTATTGATGGTTCTCCAACAATAGAAATTACGCATGTAAATCATGGGATGAGTGCAGGTAATTCTATTACTATAAGAAATGCTTCTGCTGTTGGGGGTGTAAATGCTGCTCAAATAAATGGTTCTAGATCTATACAAAGAGTAATTGATGAGAATAGATATACTATTACCGCAGGAGCTTCTGCAAATACTACTGAAGATGGTGGTGGTAATATACAAGTAGTAACTCATGCACCGACACAACAATGGATGGAGCAATCATATTCTTCATTGCGTGGTTATCCTGCTGCTGTTGGATTTCATGAAAACAGGTTATGGTTTGGAGGTACGCTTGCACAGCCTGATACTGTGTGGGCTAGTAAGTCTGGTTTGTATTATAACTTTGATATTGGCGAAGCTGCTGATGATGATTCTCTAGAACTTGTAATGAGTATTGGTGAGGTGGCTACGATACGTCACTTTGTTTCTAACAGAGACATACATATTTTTACGGCAGGTTCTGAGTTTTTTATTCCTACATTTGAGAACCAACCCATTACGCCTACAAATGCTAGAGTAAAAAGACAGACTGCTTTTGGATCTGGATTTGTAAGGCCACAACCTTTCTATGGTGCTACAATATTTACTCAGATTGGTGGCAAAATGTTACGTCAATTTGTATTTGATGATAGCGAACAAGCTTATAAAGCCGATCCTATTTCACTGCTTTCTTCTCATTTAATAAGTGATCCTGTCCAAATGTGCGTAATTAGTGGAGCAGTAAATACTTCTGAATCATTTGTGTTTGCTCAAAACTTTACAGGAGAAATTGCTGTTTACAATCTAAATCGTATTGAAGGAGTTGCAGGATGGACAAGGTTCGAAACTAATGGTGCATTTCATTCTGTTACTGCTATTGGTAATCGTGTCTTTGCTATTATTAAAACAGATCTAGGATCAGGAACAAAAAGCTTTGTGTTTACTGAGTTAAATCAGAATGTAAGCTTAGATCTTGGGAACACATATACTGGCACAGCGGGAGTGTTTACTGTATCAAACTTTTTTGAGAATGGTGCAGAAGTCGATGTAATAAGCTCTACAGACTACTTAGGTAAGTTTACTGTGTCTGGTGGTCAGATTGACGTTTCGTCTGTAGACGCCTCTCTCACAAGCTGTCAGGTAGGTTTCGGTTTTGATGTAGAGTTAAAGACTAACCCTATAGATGTTAATACTGCAATTGGCCCAGAAACAGGACAGCCTAGAAGTTTATCTAGAGTAATTTTGGATTTATCTGAAACTCTTTCTGTTTCAGTAAATAGCAAAAAGTTAATTATAAGAAAAGTAAACAATGACTTTAGCCAACCAAGGCAAGCGGTCACAGGCAAAAGGGAGTTCTATTTATTGGGATATAATAAAGATCCTCAGATTACAGTAACTCAAACTGCACCTATGTTTATACAAGTTAATGGTTTAGTCGCGGAGGTATCTTTCTGATGTTACCCTTAATAGCAGCAGGTTTAAGTATTGTAGGTACTTTACAACAAAGAAGTGCAGAAAAAAAAGCTGCGGAAGAAAGAAAGAAAATTGGTCAGCTTGAAGCTCGTCAGTATGTTTCTGAGTTATTCTTAGCAAAAGCTCAGGCTATAGACGCAAGTAATAGAAGAATAAATGAAGCACTAGAAGCTGAAAAACAGAACACCGCTTTTTTTAGTGCAAAGATTGCTTCTTCTCAAAGATCTGTAGATGCTTACCTTCAGAAAAATAGAGACATAATGGGAGAAGATATTGGTAATATAGAAAGACAATCTGGACTTCTTGAGGCAAAGTATGCAGCCCAAGCTGCAACATCTTATACATATGGTCAAAATGCAGCAGCAGGAATGAGGGCTACATCTAATGCTAACTTCTTAACTAATATAGCTGACATAGCTCTTAACATGCCTCCTTCTGTTAGTAATATATTTAAAAGCAATAAGGACGTAGCCTAATGCCAGTAATAAGAGAAAGATTGGGAAGCACTTCAGTTGGACCTGTTGGTGTTAGGGCTGTAAATACTGGCGGTGTAGAAAAGTATAGTGGTATTGGTCGAGCAGCCAACCAAATTGTTCAAGCATCTATTAAAGAAATGGGTGCTCAAGCCACTAAAGAAGGTACAGAACTAGGGTTTCAAGCTGACTCAAAGTCTATTGTTAATATTAATCCTTTAACTGGAAAACCAGAAGCACTAAACGAATTAAATGGAGAAGGCTTTCTAGGAAGAACAGCAGGACAAGCTTACCAAAGAGTAATACTAGACAGGTATCAGAACGAAGTATCAATTGATATACAAAGAAAAACAAATGAACTTGTTCTAAAATATCAAGACGATCCCGATAACATTGGCAAAGTTACTGGTGCTTTAAACGAATACCTTAAGAACATGGCATTTAGCACTGAGCAAAATGGCAAACCAACTATTTATACAAACTACATAGAGCAACAGGGAGCGTTAGAGCTTGCTAAAACAGAACTATCTTTAGGTAAGTTAAATGCTAGTAGACAAAGAACAAAACTTGGTGAGCATATTCTTTTATCAAATAAAGATGACAGTGTTACTGCATACGAGTTTGGGAAAGCAAATCAAGACCCTAAAAAACTTGATGCATTTATAGAAGCTAGAGTTGCTAAGAATCAAGATGCTGAAGATGCTTTCTTAATTAATCCGGGGACCTCTAAGCAACATGAGATTGCATTAAAAACTGCTTATGTCTTTGGTAAGCTAGAAGGCATTTATCCTAAGTTTATGATGAACGATTATCAAAGAACTCAATTTGAGTTAGCAATAAGAACTGATGGTGAAGTTACAACTTTTTTAGAAAAAGAATATAAAGAAGATTTAAAAAATATACTACAATATACTAAAGATCTTAGTGCAGAAGATTTAGGTAATGTTATGTCTTTTGCAGAAAGTCTTTCTGGGGATTATAGACAAGCTGAAGATCAGGAGATTGAAAGAAAAAGAATACTTAAAGAAACTGAGTCAGATGAAATAGCTTCTATAAAAGAAAAAGCAAAAATAGATTATAATAGTTTCAAGCTGTTAACTGAAACTGATATAGGAAGAATTAGCTCAGATACATTCTCTGAGTTAAATAATATATACAATAATTTTAAGGACCCAGTAACAAATTCTGATTCTATTACAGACTTGAATGTTTCTATAACTAAGTCAGTAGAAATATTAGGTAAACTTGAAGATAAGTTTTTAGCGTATATAGACGAAGGAGTTTCTGTAGATGCAGGTTTAATTACAAATTTTAAATCTGAAGAATTAAAAAACTATCTTACTATAGCTGCACGAGATCGTAATATAGATTCTCTTAAGTTGGCAATCATATCGCCAGATGCAGATGGATTTGAGAATCTAACTCCTTTTCAAAAACATATAGTTAGAAATATAAAAGCTTATAAATTGTATGACTCCAAGCAAACAGAGACTGTTAATAGTTTTCTAAGTGACATAAGAAATAAAGCTGAAGAAAACATAAATAATTACATTGCTAAAAAACAATTACAATCTGAAGGGCATAGCGTTTCTAAGGATGCAAGATCTAATTTACTAGATCAGGAATCTTTTCTTTCTTTTCAAAATAGAATTACAAATACGCCAAGTAATATTCTTTCAGACTCAGAAAAAGATGGAATTATTAATAGTATAAAATTAGCAGGAGCAGATGGAATAATTAACAGTACACCAAATGCTAGCTCACAAGATCTAAATGCAATTAGTTTATTTATTCAAAGTAATGGTAAAAGCACAGATCCTTCTGTTTTAAATTTAAGCAAAACAAATAAACAAGTTGCGGAGTTTTTAAATGAGATTGTTCAATCTTTCCCAGAAGGTGAAAAAGAAATAATAAGAACACTCGAAAAAAGAGAAACAGATATAAGAACTGCTGAAACAGATCGTGCAAAAGAAAAGAAAAAATTAGACGATGCTCTTAAGCTAAGAAGAGAAACTATTAAAGCAGGTAATACAAATAAAACTAAAGAGCATAGAGAAGACATGGATACGATAATGCTTGAAAACTTAGGCATTTCTTCTGCGGCTGATCCTAACTCTGCAACTCCTGCTTTCTATGAGCTTTCAAGAGTTACATTACCACAAAGCCTTGTTTCTGGTCTCAAAAACTTTTTAAGTGGAACTTCTCCAGAAGTAGATGCTGATACGTTACTTAAACATGCTAATGTTTTAATGAATGATAAAAGTGCATCTGGTACTGTTAATAGATTTGGTGATATTTTTAACAAAGACACAGCTTTGTTAAGAGAAGTTGCCCGAAGAAAAGCATATTTTGGAGATGAGAAAACAGCTAACGAAATATTGTTAGAAATAAAAGAGCAAAGAAATTCTCCTGCTGCTAAAATAAATAAAGACAGGGTGTTTAGCAAATTATCTCCTGTTGAATTTGTAGAGCAAGAAGTTTCTAATGACGCTTTAGTTGTGTCAGATCTTGCGCCTATTGCAGAAATGTATGCTGAGATGGGGAAAACACCTCAAGAAATATCTGATGAACTTAACTCTTATTTTGAAGAAAACTATAAAACTTCTGAGCATGTTATAGATCCAAACAGCCCATTTGTTCGTGGAGAAAGCTATTCTAAAATGTCATTAGACATAGTATTCCCAGACGCAGAAGAAAAAGCTGAGTTTATTAAACTTGTTAATCAAGAGCTTCCTAGAGAATTTAGATTGGGGGAGTCGCAAGATATTTCTTATATTGAAACAGGAGAAATAAAACTAAGGGGTGGTGTAAGAAAAACAAAAAAAGTAATAGTAACAGGACAAACAAAAGAAGTATTTCTTGTACCTTTTAGTGGTGGAGATGTTCCTCAGTTTTATGCTTATTTTAAAGATAAAAACAATGAAATACGACCTTTAATATATGACAAAACATTAGATGATTTTGGTTCTTCTGAACTAACATGGCCTATGTTTGACACTAGCATGACAGAAGAGTTTGCTAGAAATAAACACAACCAATTGCTTAAGTCAATTCAAGCTCAGGCTAGAGAAGTAGAAAAACAAGCAAGAAAAGATGGTGCAAAACCATTTATATCTGAAGATAGTTTTCTAAGACGTCTTCCTATAGTTAAGTTCTATGGTTGGGAGTTGCCATAATGAAAAACGGATTAACAACTTTCCCTATTGTTGATTATCTTCCTGACAGACCAATAGAAGAACAAGAAAGCCCTGAGTTTATGGAGGTTGTAGGATCTATGCTTGCTATGAGATATGATCCTGTAATTGATAAAATAAGAGAAGTAAATAAATTTGGTTGGCGTCCTGAGATAGAAGAAGGTTTTAGCGCAGTTGATAATATCTCTGATGATTTAAAAATGTACTCTGTTGAGCTTGCTAAAGCAAGTAACATGGAACATTTAAGGCAACTAGAAAAAGATCTAAGAGATAATATTGCTAGAAGAGATGTTTACGGAAACGCTTCTTTGGGTATGCAAATGGGCGCAGAGTTTTTTGATGTTATCAACTATGTACCACTCCCTTTTATAAAAGGTGGTAGTGTAGCATATAAAGCATTTAAAACTGGTACTGCTACTAGTGGCGTTGTTGCTGCACAAGAATCAATACGATACCCATTTGATCCTTTGGCTACAAAACAAGAGGCTGCTATAAATGTTGGTAGTGCTTTTGTTTTTGGTGCTGCTCTTCAAGGCTTGATTTCTATACCTGTAACTAGAAGAGCGAGAGCAACTAGAGAAGCAGAAATAGAAATAAATAATCTTAGACAGTCTATTGATCCTACATACAAACCTACAATTGTAGATAAAAACTTTGACAAGAATCAAAAGTTATCTGACTTCGATACTGTTGGAGATCCTTCTACAGCAACTACAGATTTAAATATTGCTGATAGCATTTTTACGAACTCATGGCTCTACAAGTCTGTAACAACTCCAATGAAAAGAATACTTCAAGATAAAAATATTCCTGACAGCGTAAAGCTTACAACATTAGAAATAGCAAATGATTCTGGAATACTGCTTGCCGCAAATAAAGCAGGTAAAGCCTTAAGGCCTTCTGTGCATCAGAACGCTAAGTTATTAGATGGTGAAATGGTTAAGGTTTATGATGATCTTGTTAATATATGGGGAGAATCAACAGGCAAAGGTACAATAAAACCTTTAGACTATTTGCACAAAAGGTCAGATTTTGAATCTTGGATAGAAAGAGTAGACTCTAAAATAATCAAAGGAGAAAAGGCTTCTGATGCGTTTGAGTCAAGAGCAATGTCTGCTCTTAATAAATTTTATGATGATTGGGAGATTCGATTACGAGAAGAGGGCATGATTGGTAGTAACTCTTTTTACAAAACTGACATTAAGAAACGTCAAAATAAAATTGATTTACTTGAAAAGAAACTTGCTAAAGCAAAAAGTAAAGATGCAACAGCTTCAATAAAAAGATCTATTGCAAGACAAAAGCAAACAATGGAAATGCACCAATCTATTCTTGATGAAGCAGGGCCAGAGCCAAAAGTAAACCCAAGAAACGAATCTGTATTTAGACCTAGATATTGGGATAGAGATTATATTAAGAAAAACAGAGATAAGTTTGAAACTGTTTTAGCTAGATGGTTTAAAGATAATCCTTCTGAAATAGAAAGAATGACAAAAGATGGCGTTGAAACTTTTGCATTGTCTACAAGAACAAGCGATGTAAATGCTAGAGTTAAAAACATTACTGATAGGATTATAAACAACGGTGATCCTTTAGATTTTGACCAAGCGTTTTTTGGCATGGGCAAATCAAAACATTTTAAACATCGAATGATTGATATACCAAACTCAGAAGTATTAGAGTTTATACACACTAATCCTATTCAAGTAATGAGAGCTTACACTACAAGAACTGGATCTAGGTATGAGTTTTCTAAGCAGTTTGGTGGTCGATCTATTGATGAATTGTTAGACGATCAAGAGCTAGATCTAATAGATGCAGGAGTAAAAGAAAAAAAAAGAAACGCTGTACTAAAAGATCAAAGACATCTTTATGAAAGAATAGCAGGAACTGTTATACACAGAGATCCTAGTTCTTGGGATTATAGAACTGCTGAAGTATTAAGAACAGCTGCACAACTTGGTTATTTAGGTTCGGCAGGAATAGCTACACTTACTGAACCTGCAAAAATAATTATGGAACATGGTCTTGGTAAGAGCATGAGAGGTTTGTTTGGCGTTATGCAAGATAGCCAAATTAAACTTGGTGGCAAAGAAGCAAGAATAGCAGGAGAAGCTTTAGAAATACTTTTTGGTAGTGTGCATTTAAGACTAGTAGATGACTTAGGGAACAACCCTCTTCGATCGAACATCTTTGATAAATCTAAAAACGCATTTTATTTACTTAATGGTTTAGCTCCGCTTACAAGAATATTTAAAGACTTTGACGCTATGATGCGCAGTCATACTTTGATTGATTACTCTGTTCGGCTTTCTGAAGGCAAAGCAACAAAGATGGAGCAAGAGTATCTAGCAAGATATTTAATTGATGCTCCTATTGCAAATAGAATTGCTAAACAAAATGGTCAGTGGGAAAAAGGTCAGTCTGGTTTGTATTTAGCAAACTCAGATAAGTGGACAGATGAGCTTGCTCAAAACAGATTTAGAAATGCTTTAGGATCTGGCGTTGCTAACACTATTTTAATGGGTACTCCTGCTGACAAGCCAATTATTACAGATGGTATTGCTTACATTCCTATGCATGTTGCTAGAAAATTTGGTATGAAAGAAGATTCTAAGTATAGAGGGTACGCTAGAATTGAAAGCGGATTGCTTGGCTTACCATTTCAGTTTTATAGTTATAGTCTTGCTGCTGTTAATAAGACAATGGGTGCTTTTGCTCATGGTCAAATAAAAAGTCAGTTTATTGGTAGTGCTGCTGCTCTTGGATTAGGCTATATGGTATTGCAAATAAGAACACCTGATTATGTAGACTTAAGTTTTCAAGATCAGTTTGCTAGAGCATTTGATTACTCTGGTTTAGCCCCTCTTTACAGTGATTTGTTTTATACTTCTATGGCTACTTCTCTTGCTCTTGGCGGTCCTAACATAACTAATGGTCTTCTTGCTGCTAAATACCCACAAGAACCAAACATAGCTGATGCTGTTACTGGCTTAACAGGTGCAGGAACGTCTGTTGGATTGGATTATTACAGAGGTTTCCAAAATCTTTTAACTGGTAACATTGGTGAAGGAACAAAAGATTTAGGTAGAGTTCTCCCTTTTGCTCAATTGTTTTGGTTAAAAGGTTTTACTAATAATTTAACTAGAGCTGTAGACGACAACGTAGGATCTATAGGAATAGGTAGATTTTAATTGTGCGGATAGAATTGCTTTTTGTGCGTTGCAGCTTTTTCAATTGATTTATATTCTGCACTCAAATGAGGATTTATTATGACGATTAACATTGCAGATAATTCACCCCGTATTTCTTACACAGTAGCAAGCGGAGCAACTCAAACAAGTTTTGCAGTACCGTTTGAATTTTTTGACAATGCAGATCTAAATGTTTTTATAGATGGCACGTTACAAACAATTACTACTAACTACACTGTTTCGGGTGGCGATGGTTCTACTGGTACTATTTCTATGTCTGTCTCAGGTGGCGCTTCTGGGTCTACTGTTGTCATTACTCGTAATATAACTCTTGAACGAACAACTGACTTTCCTGTTTCTGGTGCTTTTAACATTGTTGCTCTTAATACAGAACTTGACAGACTTGTAGCTATCTCTGCTGACTTGCAAGACCAAGCTAATCGTGCGCTACAACTAACAGATTTTGATGCTAATGTCTCCCTTGTTCTCCCCACGGTAGACACTCGTAAAGGTAAGACGCTTGCCTTTAACGCATCAACTGGCGCAGTAGAAGCAGGTCCAAGTATTACTGATGTTCAATCTGTTTCTGCTGCGTCTACAGACATAGCATTACTAGCTGATATACAAGATGGAACTACGGCAACTAATGCAATAACTATTGCCGCGAGTAACAATGCTAACATTGCTACAGTAGGTGGAATATCTACAAACGTTACAACAGTCGCAGGTATTGCTAGTGATGTTACAACAGTAGCAGGTATAGCCTCTAATGTTACTACTGTTGCAGGAGATACAACGCATATACAAGCATTAGGCCCAATAAGTGCAAATATTACTACAGTTTCGGGATCTATTTCAAACGTTAATACAGTAGCTACAAACATTACTAGTGTTAATTCTGTGGCTACAAACATTGCTAGTGTAGTTGCTGTTGCTGCTGATCTTGCTGAAACTGTATCTGAAATAGAAACGGTTGCTAATGATCTTAATGAGTCAAGTTCTGAGATTGATACTGTTGCTAATAATATTACAAATGTAAACGCTGTTGGTAATAATATTAATAATGTAAATACAGTAGCTTCTAATAATTCAAACATAACTGCTGTTGCGGCTGATGCAACCGACATTGGAACGGTTGCTACAAATATAGCAAACGTAAATGCCGTTGGTGGCATTACAGCAAACGTTACTACTGTAGCAGGGATAGCTTCTGACATTACTGCTGTTGCAAGTATTCAAAGTAATATTGCTAGCATTGCAGCTTCGGCAGCAACGACAAACATAAATACTGTTGCAGCTGATTTAAATGGTTCTAATAATATTGGTTCTGTTGCAGGTGCTATTACAAATATAAATAATGTTGGTGGTTCAATATCTAGTGTTAATACTGTCGCTAATAATCTTACGTCTGTAAACGCATTTGGCAATCAATATGTAATAAGTGCTAACGCACCTAGCTCTCCAACAGATGGTTTGCTCTGGTTTGATACATCTTCTGATACCATGAAAGTTTATAATGGCTCTAGTTTTCAGAACGCAGGATCAAGCGTCAATGGCACAACAAACAGAGGTACATTTACAGCAACAGCAAACCAAACATCTTTTGCTACTCTAGGATATGATAGCGGTTATATTGATGTATATTTGAATGGTGTAAAACAAATTGTTGGAACAGATGTTACCGCTACTGATGGTACTAACATTGTATTTTCAACTGGTTTAGCATTAAGTGATGTGGTTGATTATGTAGCTTACGGCACATTCGCTCTTGCAGATCATTACAATAAAACACAATCAGACGCTCGTTATGCAACACTTGGAGCAGACGTAGATTTCGGTAGCAATAAGATACTTTACAGCAACCTCTACGCTTCCCCTTCCGACTTCCCAAGTGCCAGTACATACCACGGCATGGTGGCCCACAGCCATTCAAACGGCAAATTGGCCTACGCGCACGCAGGAGGGTGGTTAAATGTAGTTAATGAGGACAGTTCGGGTAACGTCACGATAGACGGCAACCTCACGGTCAACGGGTCGCAAACTGTTATAAATTCAACTCAGCTAACAGTTGATGACAAAGTAATTACTGTAGCTTCTGGTGCAGCCGATGCAGCAGCAGCAAACAACAGTGGAATAGAGATAGACGGTGCAAGCGCATCCATTCTCTATCAATCATCAGGTGACAAAT